TTCCGTTATTAAATGATGCTGTAATTAAGAAACTACCGCTTTCAGTTTCAGTTACATAAGATGCGGTTGCAGAATTTAGTGCGTTTATTGAAACTTTAGCACTTGCACTAAAAGAATTTAATTCTGTAATAGATGTTACTAAACTTGCAGTTGATTGTGATGCAGTAAATTGATTTAATGCATTAATACTAACTTGTTGAGATGCAGATGATGCATTCAAATTTGTAATTGATACTAATGCTGATGCACTGAATGTTTCTAAATTGCTTGTTTGGACTAATAAGCTTGCTGATGTCGATTCTAAGTTATTTAATCTAACATTAGTGGAAGCAGTATATTGATTAAATGATGCAGTTGTTGCAAAAGAGCCTGTATTGATTACAGATGATGTTATTGCGTTTATTCTACTATCAAAACTTGCACTGTCAGTTGTATATGTGTCCTGATTTACAGTATTAACAATGGATGCTGAATTATAAGCCCTTAATATCTCTGGTGTAATTAACTGCGAGGTATTATTAGGGAATGATGTATTATTTAGTGCTTCAAGTTGTTGTTTAGTTAAGCCCATATTATATTTTTATTTATTATTTTCCTATTAAAAATCCTTCATTAAATCCTGATGAGAATGCTCCAAATTCTAGTTCTGTCTTAAATATCACACCAATACCTTGCTCCATCAATGCACCATTACAACAATCCCTACCATATCTATCCTCATTCAAACAAAGACAACCTCTACGATTATTCTTTGGAGATGATAAACCTCTAGTAGGGCCAATATAAATGCCAGAAGCGTTTTCTCTATTAACTGAATAACGAAGATTACCGTTTCTACTATTAGACCATATTCCCATTTAGTGAGTGTTTTATAGTCTTTAACACCACCTTTTGGATATGTTGTTGGTTATTTTCCGCCTTTCATAATTTCTTTATGCAATAAACTTTCTAATAGGACTTTATCTGCTTTGTATGCTAAGAGTAATAAGCATTTTTCTAATGGTTGAGATACCACATCATCTATTTTATTTACATCACCACTTGCTAATTCTACAATGGTTGCATAAGCTCCCCACTTCTTACCAAAATTTGCTTGATGCTGTGAGGAATATCCTCCTCCGTCTTCGTCAAATAATTCAGGGTAGAACTCACTAAGTCCCTTGATAAATGAACAAAAAAAAAGAATGCTCCAAAATGTATATCCATAGTTAAAGGTAAGAATAAGGTATCATCTATCTCACCATTATAAGGTTTGATTGCGTATGTGTTTAAGAACTTCTTTTCAACAGGTCTGTATAATATGCTCATTATCTTTGCCCAATTTTTATCAATGGCTAACTCTGTAAATTTAGTTATATCACAATACGCTCCATAACTCATACGGGATAAGTTAGGTTCAAATCCATACTCTACTCCATCAATAAGGATTATCTTTTGTAGTGGTAATTGGTTATTGGACATAAATGAAAGCATGGTATCCTTTAACTCATTGTATGATTTGTTTGATATAGTTTTTAATTGTGCTGCATTAATACCGCAAAGATGATATAAGAGTAAAGCAGTTTGTGCTTCCTCATTATCCTCATAGTTATTTAATTCGCTTTGTAACTCTAAATACTTTTTAAGTGTGATATCTTTCCAACTGGTAGGAACATCAATGGTTATACTTTGTTTCATGCTTGGTATGTGTTGTTTGTAAATGCTTGTGATATGAAAAATAATTTCTGTTTTAGTTCTTTCACCTTTGCTTCTTCGTTTTTAAGTTTAGCATCAAAGGCAATTAGTTTAGCGTTTTGGTCTTCATTTATTTTTATTAGTTCTGAGCAAAGATTAAACATCTCATGTATTTGCTCTGTTGTAAACTCTTGTCCGTTTATTATCATGGTATTTCTCTTATCGCTGTTTCTAAATTCCTTCTTATTACTTTTAACCACTCATCTCTTTGGGTTATTTCCATTAACTCATCTCTCTTTACTTTATACACATCTTCTCTATTTTTCATGCTCCAACCTTTCCACTCCTCTCTACCTTTATATCCTCTCATCCATCTTTGATATACTGTGTAACAGGATTTGCATAATCTATGACTACCTGCTCTTTGGACACTTTCGCCGAACTTCTCATTACAATTCTTACAATGTGTGGTGACTGGGTAAGTTGTTTTATCTCTTGCCATAACTTTATCTTACACTTATACTATATTTGCCTGCTTGTATCTTTTTTGCGTTTAATCTTTCCATCACAACATATCTAATCGCATCTATACTATGGTTAGAATAATCAACAGGTATGTTTTCAAAGTTTCCATTCTTATCAACCATCCACACATATTCACTAAACTCTTTAATTGTGTTTATAGACCCTTTAGTGACATTTAGGCGATATTGCTGCATTAAATCAATACCTAACCTCACACTATCTTTACCCTTCTTTACGGGTTTTATATTGAAGCCTGAACGATATATCTCTTCAATCAATCTGCCTTCAGAACTATCTCCCCATATTTCGTTTCTTTCTATCTGGAATCTTTTTAGCTCATCTATAATATCTTTTGTCACCATTCCTTTTTTATAAATTAATTCCTCAATGTATAGGTCTTTATCCAACTTACTCACTGCTATCAATGTTGTTGGGTCTACACTAAATCCATAATCCATACCGAAAGCAACAAACTCTGCATTCTCGGGCACTTCATCTATTATATTGATACTAAAGATTGTTCCTACATTATTGCCAGGCAAACCCATACCATATATCTTATAGTATTCAGGATTGATTTCTTTTAACCTTTGTATTTCCTCTATTAACTGCTTTTCTAAAAATGGATTATCCCTAAAAGTTGAGATATATAAATCTGCCTCAGGGTGTGTTTGTATTTCGTTAAAGATATAATGGTTAGTTCCAAAGCTCGGGTTGTATGCAATAATAGTTTTCTTTCTTGTTCTAATAAACAACTGAAAATAATCTTCTTGTGATAGTTCATTACACTCATCTACAAAAAGATAATCTCTTGCACTACCTTTTCTCTTTTCCGAACTATCAATACTCATAAACTCTACAATTGAACCATTATCAAAAGTATAGATGTGCTCTGTTGCTGACCATTGTTCATCACTCCATATACCTAAATCTTTTAATATCATTATCCAATCTCTCATAATGGATACTCTCATTGATGGGAATGATTTACGGACAATTGAAATGATTGTGTTTGCTTCTGTTAAGGCTCTTACTAATAACCATTGAAGTGTAGAGTGTGATTTGCCTGATCTCGTTCCACCTTGCAGTATACAAATCCTTCTGCTCTTTTCTAAATCCCTATAAGTTTTGGATGTGTTGATGTTCAATTCCATCTGATATGTTTACACTTATTTGTTTTATATTCTGGTCTATTTGTGCTCTCATATCTATCTGTGCTTTTTTAGGAACAATGTATTCTAATAACCTCAAATAGATTTCCGCTGCTTTTGCTGGGTTCTGCTTTCTTATTCTATCCATATCCTCTCTAATCGCATCTAAACCTTGATTTGCTAATCTTGCTATTGCTAATTTAGCTTGCTCTGTTGAACGATTGAGTGATGATGGTGGTCTACCCTTACTTAATTTATTTCCTGGTTGAAACGGCATCTTTATTATGTTTTCTATGGTATTTTAACACCGAATAATTATTTTGTATTTGATATTCTTTCTTTCCATTCTTTTATTAGTGGTTTTACAAATATCATTTTAGGTTGGCTTTCTGTGATAATCATTTTTTGTCCTACACCATTCTCGTCCTTTGGCCCATATTTCTTTATTGCTGCTTCCATATCTACTCTTGCCAATGGTGATGCCCCACTACCACCAGATAACCAATGTTTGATAGGTGCTTTCTTTATACTAATACCGCTAGTTTGTCCCACATATATCCAATTAACTGCTAAATAAACTGCACCTCTTCGGTTTTCATTCCCCAATACATAAGTTTCCATTAGTAGTAAGTGGTCACCATATCTTTCTTTCCATCTCTTTTGTCCTTCTTCTCTTACCATCTTTAATA